CTGTAAGGTCTTCTAAAAACTTATCGACGTCTGCAGTATTTCCATCAAATGGGAAATAGTTGATTATTGAATCAAAAGTTACATTTACTTTTGATTCTGCAGAATTAAAAAATGTGTGATTTTGAAATTGCGACCAGTCTACTGGAATCTGCTGTGTGCTTTTAAATGGAGCTTCAGGACCATCGAATTTCCAAGAGTTTCCGCCTATTAAAGATCCGGAAAGAGCTGACGTGTCTTGCAACAGCACCGTTGGATCTTCTTGAACAACTTTTGTAACTAGTCTCGGCGAAAAAAGGCCGCCCTTAGTATAAAAGCTAGTAGGTCGCTTTGCCATTAACTCACCTTAAATTTTGGACTTGCAGATTCATATATTCTATTTTGATCAAAATCTTTTACTAATAAATCTATAGTATAGACATGGCCAGCAGGAAGAGACTCAAATCTTAACTCAAAACTTAGTCCAGAGCTATTAGAAGAAAGTTTTGTTCCTCCTGTTGCAGACTCGAATGGTATTATCACTTTTCCTGTATCGAGATTTCTTATTCTATAATACACTTGAGATAAAATTATACTCTTTCTCTCATATGGTAACTTGCTAGCTTTATCTTTAGCTTCTAAATTTCTAATAAATACATTTATTCTAGCAATATCCTGCTTGTAATATGTTTGTTCCATATTCATAAAATGAAAATACAGATCTGCTGGAGAATAATTGTATGATGTTCTATATGGAAGCTTTATTTCTAAACTCCCCGTATGGTATCCAACACTTCCATCTACAGACGTCCAATATTCATCAAACTCTACTGAGCCACTCTTATATGCTAAATTTAATAATTTCTCGGTTTTATTAACCTTAGTAGAATTATTTAAAGAAATCGCGAAAGAAGCAGAATAAAGTCCTTTAGCTCCAGTTTCAGAAGTACCTTCATTGTGCTGCGATCCTGTAAAATAAAGAGATAAATCTTGTTTTTCTAATCTCAGCATTATACAACTGCTGCCAGAAAGTTCTGAAGCTGCCGTTCCAGATAATATATTTGCTGGTGTTCCTCGATGAAAATTGTTTAAAAACAAAGAGCCACTCACGTCAAATATAAAATCTTCGTGATGATCTATTATACTATCATCATAACTAATGTGAAGCTGAGGTGTTTTAAATGGATCTGAAACATGCCTTGATCCAAATCTTTTTACGAATCTAGTTTTAGTATCTGTTTCTTGAGATCCACTAAAAGATAATCTTAATCCGCAATCTGGAAGTATTCCAGCTAAAGTTCCAGAAACCATAGAAGTTATATCAATATCTAAATCTTCGTGGCCCTCTTTGAAAAGCTGTACTTTTCCAAAATCTTCTACTCCACTACCAAAAGATCCTGATCTGACATAATCAATATCTGCAGAATTTAGTAAGCCTCCTCGATTAGCGCCTGAAACAAACCAGGCATTAGCTGTTGAATTAGAATAAGAAGCAGTAATAAAATTAGCTGCATCTATATCTTGAAAAGCTGCAACATCTCTTCCTATTCCCTCGCTAAAAGACATAGAAAGAGGATATACAATAGTTTTAAAGTTTTTTGGTACTCCTTGACCAGCGTACACATCAAAAAGTTTTAATCTCGCCCTAAACGTACTTGAAGTTATATCAATTTTGGAAGCAGTTAAGCTTTGTAAAGAATCAAAATCAAACTTTAAAAGAATTCTTGAAAGTTCAACTGGATTAGTAGATCCGCTAAGAGTAGATTCGTTATAAAGCTTAAACAGATCTAATGTTCCAGCTTTACCCACATTCGCATCTGTAGCTCTAAATTTATTATCTATAATTTTATTAGTAATGTAAGTGCTTTTACTAGCTGTTAGAATTAAGTACATTTTTGTCCTATTGAGCAGTTCCCATTATTACTGAAGCTGGATATTTCATTTCGAAAATACAGCCTTCAGGACCTACAATCATTCCTTTAAATTTATTTGTTTCTAAATCAAAATCATAATCACTAAATTTATTAACTCCAACTGTTCCGGAATAATTTTTAAATTGTAGTTCCACTAATGACAAAACCCCTTCAGTGTTGATGACTGCATTTATTACGTCACTTTCAATAATTGGCTGATCTATTTGAAAATATTTTATATCCGAAACTTCTCTTATTGCATTAATGACGTTTTGAACAACTGTACTTTTGTTAGAATCTGGAGAACAAACTATAGAAAAATTGATACCATAGTTTATAACCGTTGCGTCTAAAATATCTACCGCGTCTGAAACTAATCTGAATTCATTAAGGTATTTTGAGATATTGATTTTTAAAGCATCTGGTGATATAGTAAGATTTTCAGCAATATCTCTTGAGATAACATATAAATTAGAAGAAAGCGGATTGTCGAGATTATGATGTATTCCAGCTCTAAAAACTCTTCCAAATTCAGTTGGTAGCGTATATATTCTAGCTAAGAGATCTTGTTGTGTTACTATTCTAGCTTGTTGATTTCTAGAAGATTGAATTAAAGATTTAAGAGCTTCAAGATTCAATGGAGCTGCTCCACCTGCAGCCGCTGTAGCATTTAAAACATCTAAAGATCTGATAACAGAATCTTGAATACTTGAAGATGGATTCTCCGGGAACATAATATTCAAAGAATTTATAGTTTTTATAGATTCAGGAGCTACATTATGTTGAGATCCACCTCCATAGCGATATGTAACTTCCAAAGTAGTATTTACTGGAGCTATGCCAAGAGTGGAAGTTCTCAATAATGCATTTGGATCTATAGAGAATCTAGGCATTGTCTTTGTTCCATATAGTGGAAGAGCTAAAACTGAAAGATCGGGAATTATATCATCATCCGGCGCAGAAGCATCTCCACTTCCAAACTGAAGCGTAGTTATTCTAGTCCTAAAATCTGTTGATTTAATGTAGCGATAAGGAGCTGGAACTACTTCTAGATTTGATGTCACTAATTGTTTATCGTCATCTAAGTTTTTTACTGCTTTAAAAATATTGTCTTCAGCTAATGATTCTACTTCATAATATATATGTTTTTGTGAATCTTTAACTCTGATTATCTGACTTACATCTTGGTTACTTAACGTAATTTTCCTAAATGGTTTTAAAATATTTGGAATAGAAAAAGTCTGTACTAATATTTTTCCAGATATCAATGTAGCTTCTTTAACAACAATAAATGTTGTTGGGTTATTAGAGGTGTCTACTTCAGATGTGGTATAAGTAACTTTTAAATTGCCATAATCATCTTTTTCAGTAAAATCGCAATCTTCAACTAAAGTAAAAACTATTCCTGTGTTAGACTTTACTTGCGTGTCTTTTTTTATTATTGGAAGAGCAATATCTTGTGGTACATAGTCTCCATTATCTTTAAGTTGCGCTGGAACAGCGATATAAAAAGTTAGCTTCACCACTGATGGCGCAGCGCCTGTAATTGGAACTCCAGCATTTTTAGCATGAGAAACTATATTTTGCGGCTCTATTGCTGTGATTGGATTAAGTTCATTAAACTGATAGTCTAGATAGAAAGACATCGTATCACCGACATAAGCTGCCATTTCCATTAGCAAGCCTCCTAAACTAGCTTCTGAGAAATCTTGAATTTTATCTGGAAAAAAGGTTTTTGCATACTTTATCAAATCTTGTCTGAAAGAAACGAAATCTTTCGCAAGATAAGATTTTTGAGCTTGTTTTGCTACTGTTTTAGAAGAATCTACTGCCATGTTTTACCCGCCCATATATAAAATTACTTCCATCGCCTGTGTTCCCATTTTAGCGACTGGAATAGAATACGTTACTCTGACCCCGCGAATGGCAGGACCTCCACCATCTCGAGGATTAGAAAATGCTTCAAAATCAGAAAGTATTATGAAAGGCATATATTTGTTGACGGCTTTAAGTATTCTTTTCATTGCTTCTTTGTCTGCATTTTCACTGCCTAGCTCCATAACTAGCTCTTGTAAATTAGCGCCGAAATCATACATTTCTACTCTTTCGCCATGGTTAGTTAAAATAAGATTTTTAAAATTATCTTTTATCATATCTGCAGCGTTGTAGTGCATTTCAAATAATTGACCAAAATCATAATCTAACTGAATTGGCGTCTTTATGCCTAAAGGAGGTTTAGCAGTTACGTCAGTTCTTCTAGTTTGCCCGTACTCTTCTAAAGTTTCCCCAACAGACTTAAAACTGTAAGTCCTTGCATTAGACATATAAAACCCCTTTATTGTTTACTTCTGTATTAATTATTCCTTTCGTTAATTTTAAAAACGCATATTTTATTTTAACTGGTTTAAAGGATTTAATTTAGCATCGCCAAATGGAATAATAACTACATGAAAAAATGGAGAACCAACTGAAAAGCCTGCACCAGCATTTGAGATTGGGCCGTGCAGTTGAGCTTGTGTCATACATTTTAAAGCGCCCTCGATTATCGAGGCGACAAATAGGTTGATGTTGCTGATTGCTTGCTCGCCCTGAGGAGCTTGGCCCGTGTTCAATACACCAGCCGAGATATTGGCCATGGCCAGTGCCCACTGCAAGCCAGATGCTTGGATGCCTATTTGGGTTCCTGGAGCTACACTGGGTACATCGATACCAAAAGTGGTCGTCATCAAGGCGGATGCTTGATCTGCTTGGTTCATCGCAGCTTCGGTATACTCCATGCCTTCTTGTGCTGCGCCTGACCACACAGCTAGCTTACTAGCGCCGGATGTGGCAATCGATCCTGCGCCAGCAGTCATAGTTTTTGAAGCGTCGACGATTGCATCTGATACATTCATCCAAAGATTAAGCGTTTCTCCCATTTTATTTCTCCATTTAAAGTTTTAAAAGTTGTCTTTTAAATTAATTATTCACCATATATTCTTTCAGAGGCCAAAGTCACAACTAAACTTTTAACTTGCGCTGCAGTTCCCGCTAACGAAGTAGCTGCAGCATTGACTTGTGGAGAAGGGGCACCAAACCCTGGCGTAGAGTGTGTATGAAGTATTGCAGAAAAATTTATAATTCCATCGCAAAGTAGATGGACAAGATGTTCTAGCTGGTAATATCTAACCATTGGGTTAGCTAATCTACTAGTAGCAGGAAGCCGGCCAGATCCAGTTTCGCCGCCGTCCGGGCCGGAGCCAAGACCTCCATCAGCAGCGCGTGGAAGAGCGCCCTCTCCTCCAGGACGATCTTCATTATCTTTTACTCTTCCCAAATATATTTTACTTCCACTTATTTGTATTGTTCCATCTGGTTGCAAAACAATACATGCATGATCGTCGTTTAAAACTCCTTGCTTCACTATTCTTATACTGCCATTAATATCATGATCATCATTTTTTCTAGCTACGATTCGAACATTATCAGAACACATTACTACAAACGGCTCTCCTTCAAGATCTGAAAACTCTCCTTCAAATGGAGTAGCTATATTTCCATTTTTAGTATCTATTCCAAAGTTTTTATCTCCAGCAGTATGCATGCTAACATAAACTCTAGAAGAATCATCTTTAAAGTCTGGATCTCCTTCGTCTGCTGTTTCTAGCGGGTTTAAATTATTAGTGACTGGATTTTTATCAGTTTCGAAAGTGCCTCTTTGGTTCTCTATAGTTCTAGGAGCTGTCGATGTCACTTCTGGCGTATCTCCAATAGATCCTGTCACGGTTGGATTTATAGGTAAAAATCTTCCTCTTCCAGCTACTATATCTATAGTTCCGTTAAACCCTACTTTGCCTCCAGCTTCATCTGATGGTACTACTCCTCCTAATCCAACTGGAGCTGTTCTCAATTCAGAGTTATTGGGTCGATCTTCATATCCCCACCCTCTATCTTCTCCTAAAATAATAGCAGTATTATTTGAGCCTTGTAATACTAGATCTTGTGGTCTTTTACTAAATCTTGGTACAGGCTCGTTAGATAGATATTGAGTCCAAAATGAAGTTCTGTTAATAAATTCGTACCCATCTTCTTCTTCAGTTGCTAAACCAAGCGGTATATCAGTTAGAGTTGATCCATTGGGCGTACCGTCTCCATTATTAAATCCTGGTAATTTTATAGGAGCAGTACCTTGAATAGCCGCTAATTCGCCAGAAGTCGACAAACCAGTATTAAGCCCTAATTTTCTGTCTCCGTGAGTATAATTTACATCATCTACCTGCAGCGGCTCTGGGCATCTAGCTATCCAAAACGGAAGTGTGCCTAAGTCTCCAGCTTTTTCTCCCATTAACCAAACTTGTTCTCCTGGTTTTACTGGCATACAAATGTGCGGCGGGAAAAAAGGATAAGCTAGAACTGTTCCAGAAGATTTAGCTAAACCATCTGATATTGGTTGAACTATTAGACTATTTCTTGGTACAGTTGACATAAACTGCGGATTTGCTATTACTACTTGATCTATAATTCTTCTTACTTCATCATAGCTATTAGGGTCTTGAATACAGTCAACTACAATCGCTCTATAGAGGACTCTGGCGCTAGTTGATGAAGAACCCTCCATTTCTCCTTGGACAGTATTTCTGCCCATCATTCTCCCTCTTGAATCACCCACTTTTTACTCCTAATCGCTTATTTTTGAAAATATATCTTCTGGATCTATTTTAGAATTATGTTCTTCAACTTTAGAAACTAACTCAGCCAGCTTAAGAAGCTGGTCATTTGCTTTATTCATTCTTTCTAAATATTTGTTCATAATAGGGCCGACTGAAATATGTTCTGTAGCTGTTTGAGACATTATAGAATATACTTCATGAAAAAGTATATAAGCATTTTCTCTGTCCGTAACTGCATTTTCATAAATCTCTTTCCAAAGCAGCTTCTTTTTATCTTCTGAATTAGTAAGAGAATCTAATAAATCTCCGAACTGTTTTATTTTATTTTCTTTTTCTTTTATTCTCTTAAGAATATCTTCTTTGATTTCCATATTTTTTCCTACATAAAGAACGGGTCTTCAGATTTTATTTCTCTATAAAGCTTTCTAATAGAAGACATAGACGCTGATAATTGCTTAGAATTTAATCCCGAAATATCTCTCACATAAACAAATATTGCTCTCTTGTTTAAAAAGTCTAGCTGGTCTACCATTTCAAATATTTTTATAATGGCGCTTATACAAGCTATTTCGTTTTTTCCATCTACCTTTTCTTGTATTTGAAGCAAAATAATCATAATTTCTGCTTTAAATTCTTCATCTATCATTACATCATCTGGAGATGGCGCGACTTGAGAACTGGCAATAGCTATTTTATCACTAGCGCTTAAGCTTGATGCGTCTTCCATGCTAACATGAGATCCGGTAATCTTTTTTCTTCTTCTAGAGTTTAATATAAGCCAATTTTTAGCGACAACATTAAAATAGGAAAAAGCTTTAGTTCCTCTAGAGTTATCAAACTTATACAGAGTTTCGTACATGAAAGTAACACAGTCATTTTTTAAAACTCCAAAATTTTCTCCCTTTTTAGAAAACCCATAAATTAAAATTAAGTTTTCAGCAAGTTTATTAAACGCTG